TTAAAATCGATACCTATATGAATAATTGTGTTATCCAACGGTTCATCACAATTTATAACATTTTGACTCATATCAAAGCCATAATAAATGATTCCGGAATATGTTTCCCACGTTGCTTGATATTCCTGTCTAAAAGTTTTAGCATCTAAATCTTTTTTTGCTTGTTCTATTTCTTCTAACGGAACAAAACCCCCATCTAATGTAGTATATAGATAACTGCTCCACTCTGTATCTGTAGGATCTTGTCCTTTTTGATATAAACTATGAAACCAATTCATACCTTTGGGTGTGCCACAAAATAGTGCATTTCCTCTTGTGTCTGATAATGTGGGTCGTAGCACTTCAGTCCAAGCAGTTTCTTCTATATCTGCGGTTTCATCCATCACTAAAAAGTCTATACCGACACCACGAAGGCTGTCCTTATTGTCAGCACCACGAAGACATATACGGCTACCATTTTTTAAATGCACCGTTAAATCTGCTTCATTAATTTTAGAAGCCCAACGTAAACCTTTTAAAATATTTTTTAATTTTACCCAAGCAATCTGTTTGGCTTGTCTATAACTGGGGGCTATCATCCATACTAATCTATTTGGTATGCGAGCGTGATAACACAATTCTCTTATGGCTAACGTAGTTTTACCAAATCTTCTGCCTGTGACTAAAACTCTAAAACGTGTTTTATCATCAGCAACTACTCGTTGTGGTGTTGATAATTTCATTATGTTTAGTTAGTGAAATTTTTAAATTGCTTATTTTTCTTCATCCCAAGGTAAAGGTGCAGTGTTAGCCTCATCAGTGGGTGTCTCGGTTTGATTAAGCCACTGTTTTCCAAGCCACATTTGCATCCTTACATCACCCTGGAGAGCCTTTTCAAATTGAGCCCTACGTAGTGATTTTTTACCTTCAGAACGAGCCTTTTCAATTGTATCTTTATATCGTTTTTCTAAATTATGAACAGTAGTCCCAACTATATCTGCTATTTCTTGATAAGTGCAGTGTATATTGGCTAATTTAATAATTAAATCTGTATCTAATTTATATGTTTTTTTTTCTGTTTTCATTATAAATGTTTATCCGTGATTATTATTCTAAATCTTCTACTGTCAGTGTCTCCATCTTCAGTAGTTATACTACAATCTACATTATACTCATTTGTTAATGTGCCTCCTGTTAATCTAATGCCCACAACCTTACCATTAGTAATAGAAACATCAGAAACTGCACCTGTTGGGAATGTTAAAGGGTTAGTATCTCCGGTTATGCTTTGTATTGTTATTGTTGCAGTGGATACGTTGTCTCCACTATTCAAATAATCAGTAAAATCTAAACCATATTGTATATTAGCATTTGGGTGTTTTTCTATAAATGCTCCTTTGTTATCTCTTCTAAATCCTGTAATATTTGCCATTAATAATCGCTCCTAACTCTTGGTATTGATGACCTATTGCTAAATTTAGGTCTAAAGATTTTATAATCTCTGGTTTCTTCAAGCACCTGAAATATCCTTGTTTCTGTTTGTATGCTATTTACACGAGTTTCTTGTAAAACGTTAAATGTTCTGTTTTCTGCAGGTATAATCAATTGCTTAAATTCTTGTAATACTTTAAAGGTATTGTATGGATCTGGTAAAGATATTAAACTGCCTGTAACCAATTCACTGGCAAAAGCATATAATATTTTATTTGTTATGCCCAACGTTGAATTACCGTTTATTATGCTAGAAAATACAGCATTTATTTCTTTATTTGGACCAAATTTGGCATTTCCTTTAATATTTGTGTTAAATGATGTGTTTATGATTTTATTAAGAGATCTAAATATTGCATTTGCTTTTATAAAAGTAGAAAATATACTATCATAAGTTTTACTTTGATTTATTAAACCTCTATATCTAATATAATTGTTATTTTGTGTAAATGTTGAAGTATAGTTGCCTTTTCCTCGAGCAATAAAATAACCATTGCCTGTTTGTGTGGCAGTTGCGGTAAATGTTGAAGGTGTAATTGGTTTTCTAACTCTTGTATAATTTTGTATTTGTGTAAAATTACTAAAAGCAGAAGCAAATCCTAAACATCTATAACCACCACTGGCTTGTAATATACTTGTTGTAGAATAAATTATACCACCTGGATCCCAAGCATCACCAAACCAATCTTCCCAAGATTTATCCACATAACTTGATTCAGCAAAACTGTCCCAAGTATATTCGCCTAATACTGTTCCAAAGGTCACACGATAACCAATAGAAACCTGTGTATTAAAGGCTGTGTAATTTAAATTACGTGCTACAACTTTAAAATTACCTCGAGTGGTTTGTGTAAATGCACTGTTAAGTGTGGCTGTGCCTTGATCTTTTTCACTAACTCTTGCTTGTAAAGAAAAAGCACTTGATATGGTTTGCTGAACAGATGGATTATAATAATCTGTATTAATATACAGATCAACAGCATAGTTATTTACAAGATAGCGTGATGTATCTACAAGACCTTTAATGGCCATTGGATTACTCCTGACCTTACGCTAATGAAACTGTCAAATTTCCTGTTGCAACCTGGAATGTGTCTCCATTCAAAATCTCTTTAGGATTATCTAACTGTCCATAGAACATTACGTTTCCCGCTCCTAAAGTGCCACTATCTACCACTGCAATACAAGTGACTGTAGATCCTGAATTTGCAGTATTATTATAATTGGCCCCTGCTGATGGGAAAGTCACATCTCCTGATGTGGTTGCTGATCCTCCTGAAGCCGCTGCAAAATTTACACCAGTTCGTTCATAACCGGATGCAGATGTGATCTCATAATATCCCCAGTTTGATGATCCTGTAGTAGAATTTGTGCCTGCTTCTAAAGCCGCTAACACATCTGTTGGACTTCCTGAAAATAAAGCAAGATATAAAGTTGCTGGTGAAGTGAAAGTTCTTGCTCCCTCACTTAACACGTGATCGAGAACCTTATTCTCGAGGTAATTACTTGCTGCCGACATATATGTCTCCTTTTTGTATTTGTTAATTAACAGTAATATTTATAATTTACAATAAACTATATTTTATAATAATTTAAAATCTATACTATTAAAATGCCTCATTAATGTATATTCTAAACTTGCCTCCGTTTGGGTTACCACCGGATGTGACATAATAATTGCCATACAAGCCTTGATTATCATTCCTCATAGTTGTTGTGACTGTAAAACTTTCTTGTATTGTTTTTGGAAATGTTATATTAGTAAATTTATATTGTAAAGGATAAAGGTTATCCGGAATTGTATCATCAATTTGATCTGACCATATAGGTGTGGTATAACCGTTAGCATCTCTACCCTGGCCAAATGTAATTTTAAAAGATCCCTTTTCATCGTGTATCAAAGGACTATTAATGGCATTATATTCAGATCTTAAGCAATCTCCGCTGTTTTGCCCCACCCCACCCCACCTAATTTTATATGTAATACCTGCTCTTAATATTACTACTGCCGGATAGTTAGGATCAGTAAATTCATCTGGGTAATTTCTAACATTTAAAACAAAACCAGCAGGATCTTGTAATACTTCTGCATAACGACAAAAATTTACTAAACCTGATGAAGAAGAACCATTAAAATCAATAATGCAAAGATCATCTGTGGCTCCTGAACCTTTGCCAGCAAGAAATTTTCTTGTTCCTAAAGGCATTAATAAATCCTTTGCGTAATAGACCCTATATAATCTGTGCCATCATAAAAAACAGTGACTAAATCAATTCTGTTATTGGTTACTGTTAAAATTGGAGCACCCCCAGCAAATTTAACTCTGGTAGAACCATCAGATGTGAATGATGCTGTTAAATCAGTATTTTGTATTTTTATTATTAAAGTCACACTGCCACCTGTCTGTAGATTAGAGAATGTATAGACAGCATTGCCTGATTGATTTACTGTATGCACAGATGCCAAAGAAGCATCCACAGTGATATCACCTGATGTGGATGCAATATTATTAACTGTTTCTAAATAATTTTTATTAAGTTTAATTAATGCTCCATTATTGTCACTGGTTTTAAAATTGCTGGTGCTGGAATTATAAATCAATATCTCTCCATTAGTTGGAGATGCTATTGCAAACATATCAATTACATCGTTGGTATTCAATATGTTTTGATTAATATCCACTCGTGCTAATCGTGGTTTGTCTGATCCTGCATCAGTGTGTGTTGTAGTTGCTTTTGATCCTGCGGGCCAAGTAGTCATTTTTAACCTTTCAAATTAATGTTATTGTGTAAGTGTATCATTATCAATAAACACTTGCAAACAAACATCTTTGTTATCAACTTTAAGAAAAATTTTCCTATCTTTAACAGGTAATTTTTCTAATTCTGTAATTGTATCATTAAATTCTGCCAATCTGCCAGTATTTTCTAAATATCTTTTTAAACCGGGCCAAGACCAAAATTCTTGTATATCCATTATGTGACACCTCCTGATGTGCTTACGTTAATATTTCCTGTGCCTTCTCTAACACCTTTTATTGTAGTTAGCGCGGCATCGCCACCATTTTGTAAAGCACCACTTGATCCTACCATATCTCCAGCATAACTTGAATAAAGATAAAGATCTGGTCTTGTTAAACCGGATGTTGTGCCTTGTGTGCCTAATTCCACAGCACCACTACTATAAAATTTTGAGATATCAGTAGTTAAATCTACAAAAGTATTATCATACCAAAAATTTGCTA